ATATGACAACAATCCTCTCATCCTAAACACAAGTTACAAACCGGTCGTTCGTGGAACCGCCCTTCTCACGGGCGAATCGGCTGCTGTCCTATTAGCACCAGCCGCGACATACTGTATGCCGGACATGTCGGCATCTGGGGAACGCATATTCATGTACCTGAGCCCCGAAGACTCTATCATTCCCCTGCAGGCTTGTACTCGTCAGACGAAGTTGCTACGACCAGTCTGGTTGCTGGGCAACGTAGACATTGAACCAAAACTCCAACTCATCGGATCAAGCTCGGAGATCGTCGATGCTATGCACGACCTACTTGACAAGGATAACGAAATTGCTTTTTTAGAGGCTGCCCCAGCTCAGAATGTACTTGCTACAGTACTCTCTGTAGCCCAGCAAGCTCCTATTATCGAGGATTTACCCAATTTGTCGAATCAGTCGCCCGCTATGAGCCAACCTTCAGCGGAGATAGACTGAGGCGTATGCTAGAGATCGCCCATTTACCTGAAACGACTTCATTATTACTAGAATTAAGAGATACCTCATTAGGTTTAATTAAGACAGGCAGAATTACGTTCTCTAAGTGTCTCAGTTACGTTCGCAAGATCGGACTAGCTGATGAGACGTCTTATGTGAGCGGGACGAAGCCTGATAGTTTTAGTCCTAGAATAAAGGCGGATTTGAGTACGAGACGATTGCGTTTAGAAGATGTCGCTGAGGAAGAAGATTCGGACATTCTGGGGTGGCTAACGCACTTTGACGTTATAACAGCGACTAATGTGTTGATCTGGACTAAAGTGTGGGGGAAGGAGATTTTCATGAAATGTAAATGGCTTGGAATGTTCAACAGTATTGAGGGGTTTGTTACGATGGGGTCAGATTTATCATCGTATGTTAAGAGGTTCCCTCTTGACGACGGTTGTAAGCAAGCATTTGCGGAGATAAACGTGCTGAGCGGCTATATGCAAAATGACATTAAGGAAACAGATTGGGAAGAGGAGTTTGAAAAACTTGCCCACGGTGGTGCAGAGCATGGCTTGATCGGTGAAGATATCTTATCCACGATGAGAGACCAAATGTCTTTGTATATGTCGAAGCCCGCAACAGGAAGGTTCATGACGTTTAAAGAATACATTGAGAGCGGAGAGTGGGCTACAAGCGGAAGCAGTTCAATTGGGAAAATAGAGTGGAGTACTACCGGCGAGAGGGGAAAGTTCAAAGCAAGGAAAAATATGTTGGAATATCTTTATACAAGTGAAGAGCTCTGGAAGATAGCATCAAACTGGGATGGCAAGTTGGTGTCCAAAGTGTTTACCAAAGACGAACTTTCAAAGCGCAGGCTAGCCGTTGCGTCTAACATAGAGTCGTATTTGCATGAATCATACGCACTGCGTCTATTGGGTCATTCATATCTTGGATGGCCGATGATAACGCTGGACGAATCACCAAAGAAAGCACACGAACGCAGCAGTGGAATATGTTTAGAACTAGGGAGAGATAGGTGGGCACTGCCATTTGATTTCAAGGCATTTGACCACCAGGCTACCACTGATGAGGTTGTATTGATGTTAGAAAACAATTTAAACACCATAACTGTGCCGAATGAATATAAAAAGAGCTGGACAGTGGTAAAGCATAAGATATTGAAAAGTTATAGGATGAATACGTTAATAATGCAGACTGGTAAACAGAAGTTCAAGGCACAGATGACCGGAGGACTACCCTCTGGTGTGAGAGTGACTAGCTTGATAGGCAATCAATGGAATGCTTTGATGACTTTACGAGCAAAGGAAATCGCGAAACAGTTGTTACGGTATGACCCTGAATATACCATCGGGATAAGAGGGGATGATACTTACATACTTGCGAATAAGGCAGCCGAGCTCTTAGTTTTTAGATATGCTTATATGTCTATAAACGCTGTCGGGCTCGACTCTAAATTTGGAATATCTCAGAAGGTTTGCGAATTTCTACGTAATGAAATAACGGCAAAGGGAATGCGTGGATGGAGTAATCGTTCTATTCCAACGATGACTCAACGAAAGCCTTGGACATCGGATCCGTGGTCGCTAACAGCACCGACGGAAACTACGGCTGGAAACATCAGGAATTTCGAAAGAAGACTGGGATTCGAGGTTGAATGGTTGCATCGATCTAACATGGAGAAGTGGAAACGTTACACAAAACAAAGTGCCAAGTGGTTAGAGCTGCCTAAAATAGCTGGTGGTGTCGGCTGTTATCCATGGCATGGATACACGCCGACTTCGACAATTCCGAAAATATCCACTCAAGGCATTAGCGTAGACAATAAATTGGCTCCTCGAAAACCAGAATGGAGCATTGAACT